TGTTTTAACACTGTCACTTAAATCATAGTTCCAACTTGGTACTATACGTTTAATTCTTGCTCCGCTGGGTATTACAGCATTGATAGAAACAGAACCTTTGCCTGTGGGGTCAACACCAGTTGGTGTGCCTGTAGCATCATCTTTACCCAATCCATCTTTGTAGAGATTGACAACTCTAACCCACTGTGTGTCTGCACTAGCAACTGTGGCATATGCAGCGGCTCCTGTGCCATCTCCGCCACTCAGTGTAATGTCTGTTGCACTGTTGTAGTTTTCACCACTGTTGGTAATTGTGACACTAACAACAGATCCTGCGTTGATGTTTGCTGTGGCTACAGCACCGCTGCCCACTCCGCCAATTACAACTGTTGGAGCAACAGTATAACCAGTGCCGCCGTTGCTCACTGTGATAGTTTGAATGTATCCTTGCTTGTAGGGTGCAGTCACAAACTCAACCAAACCATTTACTTCTGCTTTGTGCAAACTGTTGGTTGCAGTAGTACCCAGTCTCTGTACCACACTGTTGTAGGTAATATAGCCTGTGCAACTGTTGGCACTTTTGTTGACTTGGTTCCAGCGGAATGTGCCTGTGTCGCTGCCGTCTGCTGTCCAATATGTAATGCCCAGCGCAGTGTCGCTGTAGCTGCTGGCTGCAACATGTGTGCCTTCGTAGGTGTGTCTATTGTAGTAAAAGTTTTTGACTTCAGGATTATTCAACAATGGTCTGATGTATCTTTGATAGATTTGTTCGCTGCCCAAACTGGTTGGCAAACTCACTAGGTTTCTAGTGGTGTTGTTTTCTTCATACATATAACCATCATTGAGATAGTTTATTGCATCACTGTAGCTAGCAGTTGGGTCATACAAATCACGGAATCTGCTGTGCCCACTGTGTACTCTGTTGATGCTTTTGATTTTTCTAATGTTCTCGCTCACTGTCACAGGAAACAAACTGTAGTCATCTGCTGTGACCATTCTGTCCTGTGTAGCAAAGAAGCGTCCTGCATTGGCTTTGATGCTGTCAATGCTTTCTCTAGCACTGGAGTTGCTGACATTGCTTCTCAGTTTCAAACTCAGTGAAGCAGTGTAGTTGTTGCCGTCTGCACCAGTGTAGGTGAAACTGTAGCTGGCACCATTGAAGTTGTCAGGATTTAGTGTATAGGTTTGATTCAAACCTGTGCGATACCATACTCTAATAATGCCACGTGGAATGTTTCCAAACTCACCGTCGCTGAACACAATACTGATCTGATCGTTTTCTCTGCTGGCTACTGTGTAGATGTCTCTGATGTTGTTTTGTCTACTGTTGAAAATACTGTTCATACCAAACAGTTTGTCAACTCGTGTCCATGTTTTTTGTACTTGACCAACTTCGTCGATTGTTTGTACCCACACATTGCCATTGGCTACGTTGTTTACATTGACATCAATTACCATGTTGGGCAAGCCGTTTGTGATGTTGTAGTCTTTGTATTCCAGCACACCCTGTTTGAATCCCAAAAAGAATCCTGTGTTAGGACTGCTAAAGCCGCTGTTGTCGTTGCGATACAACATGTCAATAACACCATAAGGATCTGGATTTTTCTCAGTGAGTGTGTTTGTGGTTTGATTGTAGTTCACACTGTGCAAACTGAATGTAGCACTTCTGCCATTTACATTGCCTGTAAATGTTTGACTGTTGGTGTTGTTTGCACTGTTGGTTCTGTAAATTTCGTTGATGATGCCGTCTTTGGTAAACTTGGCATAGGGACTGCCAAATCTACTGTTGCTTTGAAAGATAGCATTCATTATGGTAATAAAGTTTTGATAAGTGTCTGGATCAGTCACATCTTCAAACTGTACTGTGGTGTTTGCTAGACTGTTGCCGTCCACGTCATACACAGGCTCTGTGGTGCGCACACTTTCTACTTTTAAATATCCGCTGGCAACGACATTGCGTGTAGGTGTGTATCCCAAAAACTCAGCAATACGCAAGGCGCTTTCTCTGCGTTCTGCTGTGCTCAAATAGTTTTCTCTGCTGGCTAAGTCTGATCTAAATGCTAGGTTGTGTCCTAGGAAAGCCATGAGTTCTACTAAACTAACAAATTCACTTGAACTGATCCAGTCATTGAAGTTCTCTGGATAGTTGTTGTTGATGTATTCAACCATAGTGTTTCTAATAGTTTCATAGTCGTAAGCCTGAAAATCAGCTTCACTAAAACTTTCATACACTACACTGAAATCTTCCGCAGCAAATAAACTGCTTTGTCTTGCGCCCTGTGCCATTATTCTGTCTCACCTACAAACGTTAGATACAATTCTTCTGCTGTGCCAGTGTCGTTGTACCTAAGTCTAACTTTTATTGTCAATGTATGATCATCTGGTTTTGACAATAGTGTTTCTAATTCAACCCATCTAGGGTCACTGTTAATAATACGTGTCACATCGTCTAGAGCAGCACGTTCTGTTGTAAAATCCAATGGTTCAAACACCAGTTCAGGAAGTATACTTCCAAACTCTGGGTTTTGTACACGTTCGCCTTTGCGAGTGTAAAAATGATTCATAAGATCACGTTTAGCCAAATCCACGTCAGTGAGGATTTTGCTGCCTATGATACTGTCAATACTGCTATATCCGATATATGTTGCCATACAAGTATTTATAGCAAAATTAAATGCTAAGTTTATATTTTTATCTCAGTTTCGACAATATCATTGTTGTTTAAAGTTTTGGATATGATTAAGTTTCTTCCGCTTACAGTAAAGTCGTAGAAATGCTGTATTATATTGCCATTTACTCTAACAGATAGTTTTTCTACAGGTTCCATGCTGGGTACTTTGTTCAATTCAAATGTACTGGTGGTTCCATCATAAGTGAATACCTGTCTCGTAATTGTTTCTTCGTACTTTTTAGCAATATCTCTTTTGATGCCTTCTGGTGTAAATGGCAAAAAGTCTAGTGTTTCTGCATAGTAAGCAAATCTAGCTGCTCTTAGCTGTTCACTGTTCAAAGATCCCAGTTCGTTTTTGGTGCGCATTTCGTATATACCTTGTGTGCGCAACCAAGTTCTAGTTTTATACTTGCCATATTCTACCAATCTCAACACAGATGCAGCCGTGTTGCATTTTTGTTTGTTTTTAGCACTGCGATTGATCATGCTTGCCATTGTGTCATAGTCTTTGTCCAACAAGGGCTTGGAAAGATCATACAATCCTTCTGCTGCTTCTACTTTAAGTACATTTCCTGTAGCCCAATTCAGTAGAACCAGACCATCATATACGTTTTGTGTTATACGTGTCACGCCATTTGCTGCAATGTTTTGAAATGTTTTTTTGTTTTCTTGATTGAAAACTCCCAACCAAGCATCATATGCTTCTTGTTCAGTGATGCCTCTGCTAAAACTGTTTTCACCATAGCCTTTGAGATTGTAAGCATTGTATCGATGAAAATTCAGTGCAACATCTCTAACACTGTCACTGTAGCTGATATTGAGAATATCAATTTCAGTGTCATACACAGTTTGATTCTTGATTGTAAAATCTGTCCAAACAGTTTGAAAATATCTAGGTACTTCTACAAGCATTAGAAAGGTTCTCCTGTTCTTGGATTTATGTTTCCAGTGTTGCTGTCTGGTGTTCTACCAACACCACTAGTGTCAGTGTCTTTGTTGATATCTGCTGAAGAGCCAGTGCTGTTAGATCCTGCGCCTTGGTTGGCTTGTAAATTACTGGTATCATAGTCTTTGGCACTGGGTTGGAATCTGCTGGGTGCTTGTGCTGGCACTGTGGTGTCACCTTCTACATGTCCTCCCCAAGGCTCGTGTTCTGGTACTCTGCCATTTATGCTTTCTTTGACAGTTCTATTCACTGTGATGTTGTTGCTGGTTGGCTTAGTAGCGGCAGTTGCTTCCGGACCGTTCAAGTCAATCAATTTAGCAGTTTGTCTTATAAAGCCTTCTGCACGTATGTGTCCGTTGAGGTCACTGGTCAGTTTAAAGTCTTTGTTGCTGTGCAGGTTTAATTCGCCTGTGGCTGCTTCCATTTTAATACCGTCACTGCCTCTGGCTTTGATATTAACACTGTCAGCATCCAAATTAAAATCTCCACCTACGTAGAGATTAAAGTCGTTGACTGCATGCATGCTGATGTTGTTTTCGCTGTAGATATCGATGTTTCCGTCATTGCTCATTTGTATCCAACTGGTGCCTGCTTGGTTGATAATGTACACAATACCTGCACTGTCATTCATCAATATTTGTGCGCCACTGCCTGTGCGCAGTCTAACTAGATTGCTGTTGCCTTCTGCACGTTCACCATCAGGGGTAAGATTACTGTCATTGTTTACAGTGCCGTCGTCCAATACAAAACTGTGTCCTCCTGGGCTGCTAAAGCCCATCATATTACTGGGACTTTCACGTCTTGATCCGCTGCTACTCAAGCCTCTCACTGCATCCAAACCTAATCCTTGCAGTGCCAGTGCATTTGCTAATGGATGTCTTGTTCTCTCGTTGCCTTGCTGAGGTTCGTAAACGCTGGTTTCTGTGGTAGGTCCAATAGTAGTCTGACTTTCTCCAGATACTTCACCGGCTGCTAGTCCGGGCACAGTTGCGTTTCTTGTGCTGTCAGGCAACACGCCCAAGAAATATCCTTCTTGTTCTCTACCTGTAAATGCTACTAGAACTTCGCTGCCTGGTGCAGGAGGATGACTGCTCATACCATATGCTAGTGTGTGATTGTCGCCTTGCAGTGTTCCACCAAACGGACTGGGACGTCTAATTCTGTGTAGGTTTTGACTGGAGCTTTCTCTGTCGTTGATTGTTTGATGTCCTACCAATTCCACTTGTATATGTCCTTGATAAGTGTCATCCACAATGTCAACAACTCTTGCAAGAAATACTCCGTTGAGTTTTCTAACACCTTCTACATTGTCACGTTCAAATCTATCAGGTATACCCTTGCTGATTCTGTTCAAACCTGTGTATCTATTCATTGACATGTATTAATTCCCTTCCGCTATACTTCTAAGCCATCGCGGAGCATTTCTACTGCGGTAAGTTCCGCCGTCCAATGGACCTCCCCAATACTGCACACTGCCCGGACGAGCAATATCAATGTGATAAGCATTGTTGCCCATGTATCCGTTGCCAGCACCAAGACCCGTTGCACCTGCATTTCTTGCTTCTCTTATAAAGTTTTGAATAATTGGAACATCAGCTGGATTGTTGAGACTCAATGTCCTACCGCCACTTTGTAGTGTGACATCTGCTGCAAAGCCGTTGTTGTGTCGTGTACTTCCTGTGCCGCTGGTTGTGTTGTTTTCTTGCCCGCCACTAGTAACAGTGACATCAACACCTGCTGCACTGCCCGCTTGTGAAAGTATATTCAGCAATCTAGGTTGCACAGGATCATCTCTAACAGTGCCGCCCTGTGCCTGTGTCACATTACCGCTGCCTGTGCCTGTTTCCAAGTTGCCTAATTCTGGTCCGATTTCTGGATCACCTTGACTGCCTTCACTGCTACCATCTCCGTCACCGCCTGCTGCAAATCCTGGCAGTTGTCCTACTTCACCTATGTCCAACATACCAGTTATCAATTCTTCTGTGACCAATCCAACATTAGTGGCCATGTCTCTGAATGATTGCAGTTGCATAGTAAACTGTCCATCTCTATAGCTGGCTCTAACTTCATAAACTCTATACAATCCCATGATGCCAAAATCTTGTTCTGACACATTCATTAACCCGCTTTCTGGATTTGGATATGTAGGGAAGTTCAAATACATAAAGTAATTCAATCCGCCTCTGGTATAGTTTGCGCCTGCAAAAGGACCTTGTGTAATTGCACCACGTGGTCTACCCAACCAATAAGGATCACCTCTGATCATTAGTGTTTGTTCTACCAAGTCTCCCAGTGTGTTTAGGTTAACTTCTACTGCACCCAACATAACAACACCTGGATTGTCGCCTTTGTCTGGACCTGCTGTTGCGTTGCTGTTGACTTGACTTTGTTGAAAAGTCAATGGCATGTCTCTGCCGCTAGCACGGTCTTGATTGGCTGTACTCACTACATCACTTTGTGTGATATATCTTCTTGCCACTGGGCTGAGTGCTAGTCTATTGTCTCCTTGTGCAATACCATCCAATGCTTGATCTGACAGTTGTCTAGATGTTTGGGCTGCTTGTCTTACATCTGGCAGTGCGCCATCAATATCAGATATTCTCTGTAGCACGTTTCTACCTTGATTGTTTCTTTCAGTTGGACTGAGACGATCCAATGTTTCTTGCAGTCTGTCTCGTTCTCTTTCAAGATCCCGTACTTGTCTTTCCAAATCAATAGCAGTGTTTTTGAGTTGTGCTGCTCGCTGCGATTCTGCTGCGGCGCCTGCAAACATTTGATCTCTTGTTTCTACTCTGCCGTGGTTAATAGCTTGCAATTGATAATAGGTGTTGTTGAGAACCACATCCAAATCCAACACTTCTGTGTTGAGTCCTGTGTAGGTATAATCAAAACGTTTTCTCAACAAACCATTGCGCACAATGTTGCGCAGTCTTTCACGCTGTGTTTCTGTGCTGTTGATTGCATCAAAATAGCTGCCAGGATCATGAACAATTTCAGGTGTAATGTACTGTCCCACAGTATAAGTTATCAGTTTTTGATAGTGTCTACTCATAGGATCATAATTGCTGTATTCAACGCTGGTTCCCAATTTCATCCAAGTGATTAACTGTGCTAGACTTTCTGCTTTTACTTCGCCATCTCTGGGATTGTCTTTGCCAAAGTCTCCATTAAACACAGGAAATCTTTGAAAGTTTGTGGTTTGGTACAGTGCAGTTGCTACAATGGCTGTGATACTGGTACCTTGGTTTATTTCAAAGTTCAGTGTGCCGCTGCCTGTGACACTGATACCGCTGCTTTGTTCTAGCTGCTCGCCTGTGACTGCTTCAAACGCCCAATCTCTCCAACTTTGTGTTTCGTCATCTGTGCTGATGGTGTACACTGTGGGGAAAAGTTGTCCTGGGCTGTTGCGTATTCTCTGTTCTTCTTGTTCGTTTATTTTTTCAGTTAGCTGATCAATAAAGCCGAAAAATGTAGATGCTTGCACTGTTAGATCTTC